ATTATAACATTTTTGAGTAAACATTTAGCACAATATACATTATAACAACAATTGACAATTGTAGGATATTCAATATCTTCTAAACAAATAATACATTCAGCTTCCTTAATTTTATTTGCTATTAATTTGTGTTTTATAGACGGTTGACTTTCTATATATTCATTTACATCTTTAAAATCTATATTTAATGCCTGAAATAAATTCGGTATTTTTGAGGAATCAATTGTTGGTTGAATATTTCTTGCTAAATAATAACTTGATAATGAATTAAAACTAATATTTGGCCGACATTGTAATGTTTCATTTTTAATTTCAGGTAATTGTATGTTATTTAGCATTTCATTTGAATTTCTTAGTACTATCATACCTCTATTTTTGTGTAAAAATGGTAAATATTCTTTTAAATATGATGATGACGCAAGTTGTCCTTCATAATGTATATTCATATTATCGAGTAACCATTTTTCAAGTTCAGGGTGAATATTTAATCTATCTTTTAAATAATATAAATTACTTTTTACAATAGAGGGATTCTTAAATAATAGAGGTATCCAATTATTTGTTACAAGCCATAGAAACTGGAATTTAAGTTTAGGATCAGATGAATTTATATATATAGATGATGCTTCATCTATTATTATATTATTCCATTGAATACCATGTTCCTCAGCATACAATTGGACATATTTATAGCACTTATTAGTTGTTAGTACAAAATTACTATTAATTATCGATGTAGCTAAATCATCGCCACGTATACTTCGTCGTGTTTCAATAGATATATATGGTATTGTAGTGTGATCAGATATCTCTTTTTTCCATTGACTAAATAATATATGTGGAACTATAATTAAATTAGTTGATGATATATCAGATATTTGATATAAATCATGTGAGAAAAAATATTTTGTTGATTCTGGTGTTAATTCACAAGTAATTCTTGGAAATGTTCCAATTTGTGATGCTAGATATGCTAAAATACTTAATGTCTTTCCTGATCCAGCTGGATCGCCTATAATTCCTATTTTACTATTAATAGCAGTATTATCATGTAATACACCGCGTGTCATTTTGTCTCGATAGATGTGCATACCATTTACTAATGTGGATTGATGTGGAAATAGTTTTGTTTTGATTACTGACGCTTGTGGTGTAGTTTTACCATATACTAATGAATTTTCGTATATGGTATTTAATACTACCAATTTTTCATACAAAAAACCATCTGACATTATACGCTCTAATTAGTATTGTGTTATTATTATTCTTTAGGCAGTTGTAGAGATTTATAGAATTCAAGTAATGTAGAATCTTTAACTAGATCTGATAATTTATAATTAGTTTCTCTAAAATTTGTAATAGCCTGACCCGTTTGTAATGCCAATAGATTTCTGTCTCTAAATTGTGATTTATCTACAGTATTATCCGTATGACAGATAACTAGAATAGTTTTTAGATGATCTATTTGTATCATGGGGTTTTGATATCTATCTAAAAATGAAGTCTCTTCTGCTTTTGTGACATATTCATCATATTTGTGCGTATCTGAATATTTTTTCCGCCATGCCATAGTTCCATTTGTCGCATGATTTTTATGATATGGGCCAACTCTAAATATTTTTCCAGAATCTATGTAATATAAATTCATTATTGAGCTACCTGCTAGGTCTATTTTTGGATTTTTATCAAATGCCTCGACAACGGATTGTACTCTGTCGGGTGGATAAAAATCATCATCGTCCATCGCCACTATTATTTTACCGCGCGCTTCGGCATTTAAAGCATTTCGTTTTGCCCCTAGACGCATTTTTTCATCTTTTGCTATATATTTGATATTTGGTATATACTTAGATGCTTCCTCAAATAAATCTTTCACTTTATCTCTACCATCGTCAATAATTATCCATTCCATTTTATCTTTTGGATATGTCTGGTTATTATATATAGTAATTAAGGCTGGAATAAATTGACGACGATTATATGTTGGCGTAACAACTGATACTTCAATAACCATACTGAATATTATATATAATATAATATTTTTATATTCTTCTATGTACTTCGCAGCCGTAACTATGTATCAACCGGTACATTAACGCTATGAAGTTTCTTTAAGTTTTCCTCTATTTTTTGAATATTTTTTGCGAATGGATTTAAATTCTTAAATCGGTCAAAATCGGCAAATGATGCCTTTAAACTTGTCCAATAATTATCCATTGTCTTAGGTAATTGTTCAGCAGCCTGTTCTGTTTTTGGATAAGTAAATGGATACAATAATGCCGCAGCAAAACTTGATAATGGTTTATACATTGTTATAGGTAATAACGCATATATTGTCGGCATAATTTCACTTTTAGGACGATCCGTCATATTATTCACATAATAACTATATCCACCCTTAAATATATAATATATTCCTAATAATATTGTAAATGGTGGTATAAATATACATACTAGAAATGTAAAAATGAAAAAAATTACCCTTATTGGAACACTATATACAATTAATTCATTTGTCACTATCATAGTAAGCATTAGAGCTATAAATGGTATAAATCCAACTGTAAGTATATCTAGCACCTGTTTTACTATTTTTTTAAAGAGTCTTATTATACTAAACTCATTTGGTTGTGTAGTATCTGCTTTGTTTGATTCGGCCGTATCTGCTATTTTATTATCTGGTTTATCATCTTGCTTTGTTTGCGCTGTCTGTTCATCTACAAACTTATTTGCCTCTGGATCATATGTAGCTTTGTGAATATTATATTTAACTTTATTCATTAAATTAGTAATCACTGAATTATTATCTGTTGAATCAGACATTCTAAAATCATATAGGAATTTTAATAAATATTTATATATTACAGTGCGTATTTTAAGCCACCTGTGCCACCTGCTATATTTACCCAATTCAGATTTTCAACGTATACTGTTATATCATATTGATAAAAAGAATTTGGAGAAAGAGGATATACATTTAAATCTACTTGAAATAGTTTTATGCGACTACTATTTATACTTCCATCTGGCTGAACAGTCGGTGAACGAAGACCAAATGGATATACAAGTAGCTCTGGATCAGGTATACCCGTTAAGTATTTCCATGGTATTACTTGTGTAAAATATGTTAGTGGTTTTTCTTCTTGTAATAAGTTACCATCTCCTAAAATTGCCAATGTATTCATTATAGAACGTTGTCCATATAGGACCATATTACCTGTAGCATTCAAAATATTTACACTTGGGGGCCATGGTACAGCTGGCGGAGGATATCCTGGTGGAGGTGTACCTGCTGGAATAAAAGGTGGTTTCAATGGATTGATCCAATTAGAAAAGTTAGCAACCTGATTTCTATATTGTAATGAATCTGACCTTCTCGGTACAATTATTAATCTCTCTATTGGATTATGTGTCTGAAGCTCCACAATTTGCCGTGATGTTAGGCCTTTAAATTCATATGTTGTAATTTGTCTCACTAAATACTGTAAAGATTGACTAGAAAATTGCGATCTCTCTTCATCTGTCAAATATACATATGTCATTTGTATACGGGGATTTAAAGGCCATGTATTCAATAGGGGTTTTGGTGTACCAATATCAGTTAAAAAATTGTTAATTGTTATATCTGAAATATCAGATACTGATGTATAATATACATTTTCAGGACTATATACAATAGGTGAGGGATTATATTGATATCCTGGTGCTACACTATAACCATTATTATCTAAAATACTATATAACTGATTAATGGGTCTGAGAGTGATCTGAACTTCACATTCTTGATATTGTAATGATACTAACGGTAATGATTGAAATGTTGAATCCGTAAACCAAAATGGTAAAGGCACTTGTAATGTCCTACCAAAAATAGATGGTCTATTTACATTTGGAGGTACCATTGTAGACGCCCCTTGACCATTATTATTATAAACTAATGGATATCCTACTCCAGTTGAACCACCACCATAAAGCCCATTTGCTGGATCATATAAATCTGGAATATTTCCTACAAGTCGAGACCATTTCTGAAATGCCCTTGAATCTAAATCACATTGGGCCTTTGTTATCATATATGATCCATCAAATGATTGTATCTTCTGACCACCTATGTAAAATCCAATTTCCTGTATAATATGACACCCAATATATTGAGTCCATGCGAAATTATACTCAGATGTTCGACCGTTTGCTAATGGTAAATTTTCAATATGTTTACAATAAATATCAGGTAAATCAAATAAAAAATACATGTCACGTACTAAATCTGCTACACGTTGTAGTTTAAATCGTATTTGAACAGGCTGGCTATATGATAATTCTTGGGGGCCGTCCATAGAAAATGTCACAGATTCTTCCGCAAAATGTGAATATTTTTTATATGTCTTGTAAAAATATGTAAAATCTGGATTACCACTTAAAAGTACATTTTGTGCTCCGTAGGCGACTAAAGAAAATAACCCACCACCTGGCATTGCTAATTTTGTATTATTTAATATATAATTCTTTAGATTCACATATTAAATAAATTATAGACTAAGAACTAACAATTAGTATCCCTGATTCCACCATGTGTCGTCTAGGTATGGAGGGACATTTGGAGATGTTATACTGGCATTTATTTTAGTTGATGGACCATCACTCATTATTTTTTGAATTTCAGCATAACATAATGCGTAACTAAAATAGTTTAGACGACTTAACATACCCTTTACACAGCCAAACACATCAAAACCATTTTCATCAGTTGATGGTACAATTGAATGTTTCATAGTAATTCTGCGCTGGCTAAAACAATTTATATCTTCATAATTCTGATATGGCGCAAAACCATCAAATGATAATTTCTTAGCAAGATTACCATTTATATACACTTCAAGTGAATTTTCTGTACATACTATCGCAACATGTACCCATTTTCCAACTGGAATATTTTCAACTTCTACATAATTATTCCAGGTTTTATAAGTATTCATGTAAATTCTGAGAGTATTTGTGTCTGAACGCATATAAACACCGGGTGCTAACAAAGGGAACTGAGAAGAATAACCTTTATGGAAAATATGGCATAATCCATATTCTTGTCTAAATGCTGAAGGGTGAACATTCAGATAAAATGTATAACTAAACTCAATACCAGATCTTTCATTACTTGATAGATGTACTGGTTTAGATCCACTAATATTTGGATTTTGAGGAATAACAATAGATTTGTCCTCAATATTATATGTATAAGGTAATAATTCTGTTCTATTCATACTTAGACGATTCACATATTTATATATTATCTCTACAAATAATAAAACTAAATACAATGCTACTATAAGTGCTAAGCCAAATATAATTTCTTGTATAATACCGGGCTTTGAATTGGAATTATTTATAACCTCCATAGCTATTTCCTTTTATTTAATTGTATTATTTATTTGCGATAAAGTTACTTAGTTGTAATTGAAACACTAATTCCTGGCGCAAAAAAAGAACCTATCCATTGAAGTAAATTCGTTACAGGTTGTGGTCCTGCCATATATGTTTTATATACTTCTTCTGGATTTAGTGCGGTATCATACATAGTTGTAGTTGAAATTTCTCCTCCAAATCCACCGTAAGCTAATAATGTAGCAGAGTAGCCACCTGCGTCTACTTTATAGAATGAAGGCAATACACATGAACGTGCTAATTTTCCATCATAATACACATCAACCGTTTTACCGTTTACAGAAATAGTAACATTAATCCAACGCTGTAAATCTATTTCAGGTAAATCGCATAAAGGTGATGAATCTAATAAGCCTGAATCTGTTTCCAATATATTAAATGTAGCATTATGTGTACCCTTATCAAGTGATTCAACTGGTACATTTGATAATTTAACATCTATACTATCGCTAGCAGTTGGTACAGCTCCAACCTCTTTTGTTTGTAATCGTATTCTTAATTTTGGTTTAGTACCCGCTAAATATACACGAATTGTATCAAAATTTGGCCCACCAATATTGAGTATTGATTTATTAAATCCAGATCTATATGACCAATTATTTACATATATCCATGTTGAAATTGAAAATTCCCCACCTTCATATATTACAGGTAAATTATCAGATGTAACTGTTATTGGCTGATTTGAAGCAGTACTAGCACTTCTAGTATCTGAAATTAATGTGTATACATTTCCAGTTTTTGGTCCAAATAAGTATTGATATAAATAATATAACGCAACAAAACCAACAAAAACTAATATTAATGGAATTAATTTTTCAATAGGTGAAGAACTGTTAGCAGCATTCATTGTCCTGTCAATTAGAGGGATAATCTAAATACCCTTTTAAATCTTATGCGTAAGGAGTTTTCCATTGTAATAAATTATTACTAGGCGGTTTTGTAATAGAATCACATGGTAATCCGGGAGGACATTGTGAAAATAATTTCATACCAGGAAGACTGATATCAATAGATTCTGCTTCTAATACCGTATTATTCGTATCAATATGTGCCAGACGTTCTCTTTCAACTGCTGTAGGTGATAAACGTATACTATTTATCATTATATGAATAGCAGACCCATCTAAACCTTTATTACCAATAGATAAAGGGCTACTTATAACAACCGGATAATACTCCAGTCTATGTGAAGCCACAATTTGGTTATCGTAAATTATATCAAAACGTCTACCATCACGTAATATTGCTATAAAAACCCATTTTTGTTTAGGAATTGGGGGTAATTCTATGATTTCTTGTTTTAATGACCCAGCATCATTTGTTTGAACTCGGAGACGAACATTTGATGATTCATTTCCAATAGCTGATGGTGAAATCTCAAAATACCAATTATTTTCTATTTGAATTAGAGGTGTATAATTATTTATATATTTTGATGTCCTATCCCCACCTAATAAATAAAAGAATCCCATAACAGTAGATCCTGAACCTGCCAATAATGTTTTCTGTGTTACATCTGACATCAAAATATCATTTTTAGCATTTAATAATGTTTTTGACATCAAAATATCACTATTTCCTGATCCAGGATATATTACATAAACGATAATATAAAATGTAATTAGTAATAAAATTACACCAAATACTATTAATGCGATTAAAGACATTCTATATATTTATATTAATTTATAATCAGTATCGGGAATAGTATCAACTGACAACTTTGTAAGTCTATCTATACCCTGTTCTGCCGATGTTTCCATATTACCAATTGATGTACTAGCAATTGGTGTATTACATGATAAAGATGATACAGATGACGGCATAGGACCTGCGCCAAAATCTTTTACTGTACTTAATGATGGTGTAGCTTGACGAATTTCAGCAACTGTAAGTAGTCGTTTCCAAATCTTTAAATTACGTACTTTTATGGCATTTGCTTCAATTCCAGTAGTGGGATATATATCACCTTTAATATCCTTGGGAGGCGCTGAAAATGTTCTAGTTTTCATTAAATGTCCATTGATATACACCTCTAGGGCTTGCTCCATCACAACCATCGTTAATCTGAATGGCTCTTGTACAGATATATTAGGAATAACTACATTTTCCATATTATTATCCTTATTTAATACTGAAACAATTAGATCATTTGTATCTGGTAATAAAGCAGCGACTAGATTGTAATATTCAAATACACTCAATAATGTATCTCCAGATACTCTCTCTTTTCTAACACCCCCTCTACTAAAAAATACTCGGGGTGAAGTAGAAAATTGTAGTGGATTCTCAATAAATACGTCTAAATTAACTGTGTAATTATATGTCTGTGATACAATTGGTAAATTTTTATTTTGGATTTGACCAGGACTTGTGTTATTCCAAAATAATTTTCCATCATCAAAACCTGGTATTGGTATTATACCGGGGGCACCAGGACGTAATCTGAATATCGGAGTAATAAAGAAGTTAATAAATAATAGAATAACTAGAATTACAATCAAAATTGCGGCTATATATGATATTATTCTTGAAAAGCTACTTGTTACTCCTGTACCAGCATTCGGATAAACTTTGAAATTTCCCACAGATGGTTTTAAATTCAAAGGTTTTGTATTTCCCAAGAGATATTTTGTTATATTGATACCTCCATTCGAACTCATATCTGATTATTCCTGTTTCTTTTTAGAAAATCATTTATCGTTGTATTTTATTAATAAAATAAATCATTGTGCCTACACATGATAATATGACGGAACCCGTTATAAATCCCCGTACAAATGATCTATAGTCTATTTCTTTCATATCATCTTTCGTCCAGACAGGTGAACGATTTCTATGTCCCAATCTTTCATAATATGATAATACCTCTGCTTCAGTCCACTCTGGTTTGCCTAACATCTTATTTACGGAATTATGAATGGTGATTGTCCATTTTAGTAAATCTTTTTTAGTATCAAGAAATGGTGTTAATGGATTTTTTGATAAATGTTCCTTATAATGCTCACGACATACCGCACATGGTAATAAATATACAAGTGATTCGTAAAATTCTTTAGCACATTTTTTATCAGTATATGTTGGATTTTTAGGATAACCTAATGCTACAATGTGAATCGTATGCCAAAAAAATGGCCCCCATACATTGGGCGGAAACTGCATTCTACTTATTTCAATTCATTTCTTAATTATTGTATCATACTCATCAGTTAATTCTTAAGTAATATAAAGACTTATAGTTATGTAAATATAATATATTATTTATATCATAAAATGGATATTATGAACCGTATACAACATTGTACAAACTGTGGGCTTACAGGTCATATTTTTCGTAACTGTATGTCCCCTGTTACAAGTTATGGTATTATTACCGTTAGATATATGAGTGATATTTATAAAACATCTCTTTTTTCTAATTCAAATACTATTGATAATGGAAATGACTCTATTCAATTTCTGTTAATTCAAAGAAAAGACTCATTGGCATTTGTTGAATTTATTCGTGGAAAATATAATCCAGCTGATACTGGTTATATTATACGTCTTCTAAAAGGTATGACACAGACTGAACATTCTCTTATTCTTTCTAAGTCATTTAATGAATTATGGAATGGGGTATGGGGTGAAACTTCGAGTATAAAATCTCATAAAAATGATTATGAACTTTCTGAAAAAAAATATGACTTAATTAAAAATAATATTACTGAACTTGTTCTTAATAATCCTACAAAATGGATTGAACCAGAATGGGGATTTCCAAAAGGTAGACGTAATCCACATGAGACAGATATTAATTGCGCTATTCGCGAATTTCAAGAAGAAAGTGGATTAAAACGATCAGATTTTACAATTATACAAAATACATATCCTATTTCAGAAACGTTTTTTGGATCAAATCAAGTACATTATTGTCATAAATATTATATCGCAATTTGTAATAATTTAGTTGAAGTAGAATTAAATATTAATAATCCACATATGCTCCGTGAAATTGGCGCAATTAAATGGTGCTCTCTTGATGAGGCCATTTCAAAGATTCGTCCGGATAATGTTGAAAAACGAGAAATTCTATTAAAAGCTGGTAAAATTATGAGAAACTTTCACCCAGTTCATACAAATGAGCTACCACGTTCTATTCATCGCACATATGTTAGAGCGTAATACTACTTAAATCGTATAATAGCGTTTATAAAATAAAATGAAATATTATTCTATAAATAGCTATGACATCAGTCAATGGAAATTTTAATTTTCCAGAAGTTAATATATTCAATACAAATGAAAGTAATATAACACCTGTACAGCCTCCGTCTATTTCTTCTAATATTAATGCTCCTGTTGCACCTGTTGCTCCTGTTGCCTCTGATGCCTCTGATGCCTCTGATGATTCTAATAATTCAATTGAATCAAAGCAATCAAATCAGTCAGAGCAATCAAACCAATTAGAGCAATCAATTGAATCAAGCCAATCAGAGCAATCAAACCAGTCAGAGCAATCAATTGAATCAAATCAGTCAGAGCAATCAAACCAATCAAACCAATCAATTAATACAATATTTGAAGGTATAACTGATCCAGAATTAATAGAATTATGGGATACTACTGTAGACTTTGGAGAGCGTGATAAAATATTAAAAGAGCTTCAGCGTCGTAATTTATTTCCATCATCTGAACTATCTAAATGGGAATATGAGACTGGTTCATATCCTGATATACGTGATCCAGAGTTTCTCCAAAAATTATTAGCAAAAAGAGAATTTGCTGAATCATTACAGACTACCTGGAAGCCACGTTCAGATCCATGTGAAGATGATTCCACATTTGAGGTTACATCAGTACAGAGATTTGTTGCCAATTTTATGTCACCTAAAACGCCATATATGTCCGCTCTTTTATTTCATGGAGTAGGTGTAGGTAAAACATGTGCTGCTGTTCAGATTATAGAAGCTTGGTTAGAAACATATCCACGAAATGAAGTCTTTTTAGTAGCTCCTCCAACTATTCAACAAGGCTTTTTCAGAACTATATTTGATATATCTAAAGTTGTAATAGGCGAAGGAAATGAACCAAATCGTGCCTCACAATGTACTGGAATTACATATATGAAACTTACAAATACACTATATGAAAGAGATATTAAAAAAATTGAAAAAGCTGTAAATAAAGCAATCCGTCGCCGCTATAAGGTGTTCGGTTACATTGCGTTTGCCAACTTTATTCGTGATTCACTCAGTGGTGTGCCCCCATCAGCAACAGATGAACTTAAAACACAACTTAAAAAGAATTACATTCGTAAAAAATTTAGTGGTAAACTACTTATTGTAGATGAAGCACATAATCTACGTGATATTGTTGAAGAAGATGATACAGCTACTGGAGGAAAATCTGAAGAAAGTGATTCAGCTGGAGGAAAAATTCTTACACCATATTTACGTGACGTTCTCATGTATTCCGAGGGAATGAAATTTTGTATGCTTACTGCCACACCTATGTACAATACATACAAGGAAATTATTTTTATACTTAACATGCTCCTCATGAATGATAAACAGGCTACAATTACAGAAGCAGATATCTTTGATAAAGATGGATTAATTACAGAAAATGGTACTAAAATATTATCATACATATCACAACGCTATATTAGTTTTATGAGAGGAGAGAATCCTATTTCTTTCCCTGTTAGATTATTTCCTGAAAATGCTCCAAAACTAAATTCATATCCTAATTCAAATCCACGTGGTACTAGTATTCCAGATATTGAAAGATCATATTATGAACATTTACCTTTAGTCCCTATTACTCTTGAAGGGGATACATTGAAAGCAACTGTCGCGTTCATGAATGCTTTACCACCAGGAAAAGGATTGAATACAATAGCACTGGAGAAATTAGTACATGCTGGTAATTTTATTGTTCCTCAGACTGAAACTACTATGGGAGATGATATAGACGCATATAGAGCACGGACAGATATCAATAGTCTTAATACCATATTTACACGTGAAAGTTCTGGTGGAGAAGTACGTTATAGGGCTAAAGAAGATGGAGGCGCTAAATGGCTGGGTATAGGAGAACTTAATAAATATAGCCCAAAGTTTGAATTTTTAATTAATCGTATTAAAACAGCAGAAGGTTGTATATTTGCTTATACACGATTTGTAAATGGCGGTGCTCTTCCTCTAGCTTTAGCTTTAGAAGCAAATGGATATTCACCCTATGGAAGAAAAATGCCAATTTTAGCAAATGGTATACAAACACCTGGAGGAAAACAATGTGCTCTATGCCCTAAACGTGAAAAAGAACATGGTAATGCTAATCATGATTTTACACCAGCATATTATGGTATTCTAACTGGTGATATTAGCCTTTCACCACGTAATGAACAAACTATACGTGCTCAAAGATCATTTGATAACGCAGATGGATCTAAAATTAAAATTATAATTGGTTCACAGATTGCCTCAGAGGGTGTAGATTTACGATTCGTTCGCGAAACACATGTCATTGACTCATGGTTTCACCTAAATAAAACTGAACAAATTTTAGGACGTGCTATTCGATTTTTGTCACATTGTGCTCTTCCAAAAGAGAAACGTAATAATACTGTATACTTATATGTTGCCCATTTACCTTCATCTGAATATGCTGAAGAACGTGAAACAGCTGATCTATATAGTTATCGAATTGGATTTAAAAAAGCTGTACTAGTTGGAAAAGTTACACGCACAATGAAAATTGCCGCTATAGATTGTAATTTAAATAATCAGGCTATTGTAATTAAAGGTCAACCATATGTAACTGAAATAGACTCTCAGGGAAAAGTTAGAGAAAATGTTGATATTAATGATATGCCATTTACTGCTGTATGTGACTGGATTGAAAATTGCGAGTATGAATGTAAACCTAAAATAGATATAAAAAATCTATCAATTGATGATTCAACATATGATGAATTTTCAGCTAGATGGCGTGTTAATAAAATGAAAGAACGTCTTCGTATTTTATTTCAAGAACAAGCATACTATCAATCTGAAGATTTATGGAACATGTTTGCCGATATTCCTAGACTAGCGATGGTTGATTTATTAACAGATATTATTGATAATAAGAATTTTCAAGTTAATCACGGAACCTTATCTGGGTATATTCGTTATTGTAATGGATATTATATATTCCAACCCAATGTTTATACCGATTTAACTATTCCATTGTCTATTCGTGTTGCTAAATTTCCTATTAAACGTGATCTATATACACCCCTAGAATATGAAATGCCTGAAACTATGGACACTGAAGAGGAAAAAGTAAATACACGGGAATCAATTAGAGATATATGGCAAGCTATTACTACATGGTGTCAAGCATTATCTGTTAATTCTACATATATAAAACCACCAGTTGAACTTGAACAACGAATCCTACAACTCGCACAAGATGATTCTGAATTAATTGATAAATACAGACAAATATTGGAGATGATAGAATGGTTTCATGTATCTTTTAGCAAATCTACCTTAAAAAATCCTGAAGCATTAAGAAAAGCACTTTTATTTTATTTTTGGGACGAATGGCTGACTCTCGATGAACAAATATATTTAGTATATTCTTCTGGATTAAACGTACTTGAATGTATAAGAGAAAATCAATATTCTCTTGGAAGGGTATTAGTAAATAGATTTTTAAACCCTAAAAATGGCGAAATAGAATATATATGTGAAGATGGTAAAGCATGTGTAAAATCAATTATTGAAGATGTTAAACGTGATAGAGCAGAAATATTACGTACATTTAGTATTAATAATAAAACAACTGGTGAGCCATATGGATTTATTGTCCCTAAAAATGGTGATGTGGTATTTAAAACAGGAGAACCACCAGTTGAAGGTGGTAAAATTGGACGTGGTAAGGAATGTGGTAATGTAAGTACTATGACAGGGCACATCTCAAATCTTGTACAAATTGGAGATATTCTAAAAATAGCAGGTAAGACGGATTTTGATTTAAATCGTGGAATTATTCTTAGCACAAGAAAGATTAAAAATTCAACAAGAGCATGTACACTTATGGATATATTTATTCGATTTATGGACGCTGATAGAATTCAGGAGAAACGGTGGTTTTTTAGACCAATACAGGCATTATATACAGGACATAAGGGGACATTTAGACCTGGTATGAAATAATCATTAGATAATTGAAAATTAAATAATTGGAAATTAAATAATTGGAAATTAAATAATTGAAAACTATAAAATTTGAGACGAGCTAAAAGCCAAAAGGATATTAAGAATCAGAAGAATGGAATCCACCGCTTTCTTTGAAAAGAAAATCAACATCAGTCCAAATGAATTCAATGAAGTCAAAACTAAATCTATTGATAGTCTAATTGAGAAAAAAGCAAAAGACATGATGGAAAATAAATGCTCTGAACAAGGGTTTGTTCTTTCCGGTACTATGAAACTGCTATCTAGATCCATGGGATATTTTGAATCCGCACGTTTTACTGGTGATGCTGTATACTATGCTAAACTTGAAAGTAAAATCATCTATCCTGCCGATGGTATACGAGTAGTTGGTGAAGTAATTCGTAAAAATAAAATGGGTCTTTATATTGATTATCGTGGTGCTATTCGTATTCAAGTTCCCAGAGATCTACATATTGGTAGTGAAGAGTATGAAGAAGTTGAAGTTGGCGATACTGTTGAAGTTGAATTAAAACGCTCTAAATTCCAAATTAATGATCCATATATTCTTGCTAGTGGAGTATTTATTGGTAAGAAAGATAGTACAGAGTCTAATGTAAAAGAAACGGAAACTGATGCGCAAAGTAATAAAGTAAATCAGAAAAAACAGAACAATGTAGGTGACGAAGAAGACAAAGACAAGGAAGGCGATGATGAAGACGATGATGAAGACGTTGATAAAGACGAAGGAGATGAAGATGAAGATGAAGATGAAGATGAAGATGAAGATGAAGATGAAGATGAAGATGAGGAAGATGAGGAAGATGAGGAAGAGCAAGAAGAACAAGACTAATCTGCGGTTGTAATTTATTTTCAAACATCTTTACGGAATTAGAAATGGACATTGGATACGAAGAACGTAAACAAGTCTTTGAAAATTTAAAAATATTAGTAAAATCTGAACAAGAGGAAATATTTAGAATACTTCGTAAAACAAAACAAAATTATACGGAAAATTCAAATGGTATCTTTTTTGATTTATCAACATTATCAGATGAAACATTTATTCAGATTAAAGAATATTTAAATTTTTGTTTAAAAACACGCCAAGAAGATGCTGAAAGACTAAAAGAGTTAGAAATAATTCGTATTCAAAATGAAAACTATACAGATGAACAAGATACAGATCAATAAAAATTGACTAACTTAAAGCTAATACATATACTATTAGATAATATATTAAGAATGGCAACACCTAATAAGCAATATCAAAATGTTAGCTTTAAAGAGCTTATTACATATTCTGAAAATAATCCCAATAGAAATCGTCAACTAAATTCTATTGAGGTTGTATCTATAAAATCATCTAATGAAACAACTCTTGATAATATGGGTCTTAAAGGTTATAATGCTTTTAATCTAAATCCATCTGGTATTATGAGTTTATATGCGTGTATTGAAGATCCAGTAGGATATTCATTTTCAACTAAGGGTGCGCGTATTCAACAAATTATTAATTATACTACTAAACTTCAGGAACAGACTGATAGTCTTAAAAATAGTAGTCTATCCAGAAAACGTAAAAAAATCCACGATCTGATTGCCGCTTCATACAATGGTTCATCATTTGATGATAAAGATTACATGGATTTATATTCTGGAATTTCTTTAATGCGTGATATCCATTTTGTTCTTATGAAATCAGTTGTACAAGATACAATTGAAGAGGGAGGGGCAGATAAACAAGAAATACTATACGATAGTTCCTATAAAGGTGAAATCATCTTTTCCTCTGACCCAACTACATGGAAAAAAGACAATCCTATTTGGATAGTAGACTATAGAGCACACTGGGTAGCAATTCCATCTGATCAACACGCAAAAGATCTTCATTCCATTCTAGCATCATGGATTAGTACAATTGAACAAAATGGCTGGGTTATTCAATGGCCACAGATTGATGGGACAAAAGTAGAAATTATTGAAAAATTATCAGTAACACCTTCATGGCAAGTAACAGATAAGAAACATTCCAAAGAGGTTCTGGCCTCACGCCTAGGGCGTATAAATACTATTCAATTGTTTACACAATGGCAAAATGTGAGCACTTAAAGAGGAGGACTTAAAGACCCTGTAATAATAACAATAATTTATTAAATGAAGTTCAATATAACATATAATATATCACATATATTATTTTTTATAAAATTGATACAATATATAATATAATACATAATACACTTAAGCTTAAGGTACTTTTATAAGTATA